GCTATATCCTTTATTTCATTAAACAAGTCTGCTGTCGCCTGGATAGAATCGTCAATACCTTTTACAATCTTATCAATAATTCCTATTACAGCACCAGCCCCCTGTGTCATTTTACCCATTTGAGTTGACATACCTTGCAGTTTGGCGGATGAATTTGCAATAGAATTATCATTGTCCTTTATCAGGTTCTGAATATCTACTATTTGATTTTCAAAATTAGTAGTATCATCTCCATTTGCTTTTGCAATATCACGTTTTGATTCGATATCCCTCAATTCATTTTCCAGCTCTACCTGCTTTTGTAAAAGTTCATTTTGATAACTCTTTTCTGCATTATATTTATTTTGAAGTTCAGTTATTTCCTTAATTCCTTTTATGAAGGATTTACCGAAAGGATTTTTTACCTTGTCAAGTTGCTCGTTTGCTTCGTTAAGTCTGTTTATGTATATTTTTAATGTATCTACTGGGATGTTGCTTGCGGATTTTGCAATAAAATCTTCCAGTTTCTCTATCAGAGCTTGTAATTCGTCTGCTGACTTT